TGTTAGCAATGCCCTTGATGCAGGATTCAGCCCCGATGGAACAAGTCCCGATGGTGGGTTTGGTCCTGGTGATGGTGGCGGCGTTGATGGTGGTGGCCCACCACCGCCCACGGTCCCAGCAACACCCGCAACTCCACCAACGCCCACGGTTCCGGAAACTTTAGATCAGCTAGATTTAACGCTGCTTCCTGGTGTGGTGCAAAACTTACCGCCAGCAAGAAGGCCCACTTCTCCGTTTAGTCCGTTTGGTCAACCTACGCTACCACCCGTATTCACGGAACAGGATGCGCGGCTCCTGTTGCAGCAGACAGGACAATTACCGCTGGCTGGAATTGCCTAAATGGACCTAAACGTTGAGCAACTGCCAAAGGAGGTATTGAATGAATACTTCCTACTTGCTGACCGTTTAGAATCATTAAAAGACCAGGACGAATGCCAAGAGAAGTTCCTTGAATTTGTGCGTTTGGTGTGGCCGGGTTTCATTGAGGGTGAGCACCACCGCATAATTGCCAAGAAATTTCAGGCTGTGGCTGAAGGCAAGCTGAAACGGCTTATTGTCAACATGCCGCCACGCCATACCAAGTCAGAATTTGCCAGCTATTTGTTTCCAGCATGGCTTATTGGCCGTAAACCAGACTTGAAAATCATTCAAACCACGCATACGGGTGAGTTGGCCGTGCGGTTTGGTCGTAAAATGCGTAACCTTATGGATAGCACAGACTATAGTCGTGTGTTTCCGCAAACAAAACTGCGCCCAGACACCAAAGCAGCCGGACGTTGGGAGACAAATGGCGGTGGTGAGTACTATGCATCGGGTGTTGGGGGCGCGATTACAGGCCGTGGTGCTGATTTGTTGATTATTGACGACCCCCACAGTGAACAAGATGCCCTTAGTGCCACGGCTATGGATAATGCGTACGAGTGGTATACGTCTGGACCACGGCAACGGCTACAACCAGGAGGGGCTATTATCCTGGTGATGACACGTTGGTCGGTAAAAGACCTAACGGGACAGCTTATCAAGGCCCAAGCATCTGATGATAGGGCAGATAGGTGGGAAGTTGTGGAATTCCCTGCCATAATGCCGAATGAAAAGGCAGCTTGGCCGGAATATTGGAAAGTTGATGAATTATTAGGGGTAAAAGCCAGTTTGAGTGTGAGTAAATGGAACGCTCAATGGATGCAAAACCCAACTGCCGAAGAAGGCAGCTTGATTAAGCGTGAATGGTGGAAACGTTGGGAGCATGAAAATGTTCCTGGACTAGAGTATATCATTCAAAGCTATGACACGGCGTTTAGCGCTAAGGAAACAGCCGACTATAGTGCGATTACCACTTGGGGCGTATTTAAACCGAATGAAGATGAGGCTTTTCATATTATTTTACTTGATAGTATAAAGGGCCGTTGGGAATTTCCGGAATTAAAGCGCGTTGCACATGAGCAATACAAGGAATGGGATCCAGACAACGTGGTAATTGAGGCAAAAGCCAGTGGGCTACCCCTAACGTATGAATTACGACAGACGGGTATTCCAGTAACCACATATACCCCCACCCGTGGCAATGATAAGGTCACCCGCGTAAATGCTGTTGCGCCGTTAGTAGAATCAGGTATGGTGTGGGTACCGGAAAAAAGTTTCGCTAACGAATTAATTGAAGAATGCGCGGCATTTCCTTTAGGTGACCACGATGATTTGGTAGATAGTACCGTTCAGGCTTTGTTGCGTTTTCGTCAAGGAGGGTTTGTAAGCCATCCTGATGATTATGAGGACAGTACCCCCCGTAGCTACATGCGTCCAAGGGAATATTACTGATGGTTGTAGATAAACGTCTTACAGGTGACCCTGCTGCTATTGATGAAGAGCTTACTTTGGATACTAGTGAGACCATTGATGAGAATATCATCGATGTTCCTTCAGATGATGAAGTCATGCCGGAAGATATTTCTATTGTTGAAGATGACGAAGGTGGTGTGGTTGTTAATTTTAACCCATCGCAGATGCAGGGCGATGATTCTGGTGACTTTTTTGCCAATCTTGCAGAAACTGTAGACTCGAGTGAACTAACCAAACTTGGTAATGATCTAATTGGGTTTTATAGAGAAGACAAGCAAAGCCGTAAAGATTGGGAAATGGCCTATGTAGAGGGGTTAGATCTTTTAGGCTTTAAATATGAAGAACGCGAGCAACCTTTTAGAGGAGCTAGTGGTATTTCGCACCCATTACTGGCTGAAAGTGTGGTGCAGTTTCAGGCGCAGGCATATAAGGAACTTTTGCCGCCGGATGGTCCGGTACGCACCCAAATTGTTGGGATGATATCGCCTGAAGCTGAAAAACAAGCTCAGCGCGTTAAAGAATACATGAATTATCAGATTACTGATGTAATGGAAGAGTATGATCCTGATATGGATCAGTTGCTGTTTTATCTTCCATTAGCGGGATCAGCTTTTAAGAAGGTCTATTATGACGAATCAATGCAACGTGCGGTCAGCAAGTTTGTTGCCTGCGAGGATTTGGTAGTTCCGTATATTACGACAGATTTACGTAGCGCCGAACGCATTACGCATGTTGTGCATATGCAAACGAATGATTTGCGTAAGATGCAAGTTAATGGTTTCTACAGGGATATCCCCATATACCCTGAAACTATGAGTCCCACAGACGCACAGTCTAAGATTAATGAATTACAGGGTGAGCGGCCTGGAGGACATGACGAAGAATATGTCCTATTAGAATGCCATGTTGACTTAGATCTCTTAGGTTATGAGGATACTGATGAAGCAGGCGAACCCACGGGAGTGCGTCTTCCTTACATTGTAACGGCAGATGAAAGTTCAGGTGAAGTTTTATCCATACGTCGGAACTGGATGCCTGACGATCAAATGATAAAGAAGAAACAGTATTTTGTTCATTTTAAGTTCCTTCCTGGGTTAGGATTTTATGGTTTTGGTTTAATTCACATGATTGGTGGATTGAGCCGTTCAGCAACTTCAATTTTACGGCAGTTGATCGATGCAGGAACACTGGCTAATTTACCCGCTGGTTTTAAGGCTCGGGGTATTCGTATACGTGATGACGATGAGCCTTTGGCTCCTGGTGAATTTCGCGATGTGGATAGTCCTGGCGGCAATTTGCGCGATTCTTTGTTGCCTTTACCATATAAAGAGCCAAGTGCGACACTCTTTCAGTTGCTTGGTTTAATTATACAATCGGGGCAAAGGTTTAGTGCCATTTCGGAATTACCCATTTCAGAAAATGGCCTAAATCGTGAAATGCCTGTTGGTACCACCATGGCACTATTGGAGCGTGGTACCAAGGTCATGTCTGGTATTCATAAACGGCTGCACCATGCGCAACGATTAGAATTAAAATTATTAGCTGCCGTATTTGCAGATTACCTACCCCCTGAATACCCATACGACATTATTGGAGCTGAAAGAAATATCAAGGCTTCTGATTTTGATAGACGTATAGATATCATACCCGTTAGTGATCCTAATATCTTCAGCAGCAGCCAACGTGCCATGTTGGCACAGATGCAACTGCAACTAGCGCAGGCTGCGCCTGACATGCACAATATGTATGAAGCATATCGGCGCATGTATGAGGCTTTGGGTGTAAAGGATGTTGATCTTATCTTACCACCTCCTAAAGACCCACAACCGATGGATGCGGCGGAAGAAAATAGAAACGTTTTAAGTAATCTGCCGTTGCAGGCGTTTATGGAGCAAAATCACCAAGCGCATATTGTTGCACATATGATAATGATGAAAACGCCTGTGGTCATGGCAGCTCCTTTAGTTACAGGGTCATTAATGGGTCATGTGGCACAGCATATTGGTATGCAGGCACGGAAAATGGTAACAGAAGAACTAGGACCACAGATTCAACAAGCGCAGGCGCAAGGTGTGCAATTAGACCAACAGCAGCAGCAGCAATTAATGGCAGATGCAGAAAATCGTGTTTCAGAGCTAATTGCACAAATTACAGCCGAGGTTATGGCGGCTACCGGGGAAGATGAAGATCCTTTGGTTGAACTACGTCGACAAGAATTGCGTATTAAGGAAGCTGATTTATATCGTAAAGCCCAGGATGATGTTGAACGGCTAAAATTAGACCGGCAAGAAAATACTGATCGTAATAAGATAGCACGTGAGAAAATTGATTCTCAGGAAGACATTGCTGAGATGCGGGGTGAAATTGCTGTAGCCAAAATGGATTCCCAGGAAGATGTTGCTGAGATGCGTGGTCGACTTGATGTGGCAAAAATGAGGCAGGATAGAGCAAGAGCCAACTAATGCCTTTTCGGTCAGAGAAACAGCGGCGTTACTTAGCGGCTAAAAAACCAAAGATATTTAAAAAATGGAAAAAGAAGTACGGCAGTAAGGTTAAACCAAAGAAGAAGACTAAAAAGAAATAATTATGGATGATTCTTATACCACTTCTAAAATTATAAGGCATATTCGTGAGCGTCTTGATGAATTACAAGAAGGTATGATGGCTGGTAATTTTACAAGTTATGAAGATTATCGGTCGGCAGTAGGCGAAGTACGAGGCTTAACGTTTACTGAACAGTATATAGTAGAACTTAGGAGTAAAAGTGGAGACTATGATGAAGACTGAAGGAAAAAAAAGTTTAGAGTCCCAAGGTAGTTTGGCCTTAGCGTATACCGCAGAAGAAAGTCGTGTGTTGGATCCAGATCTGCTTGATAAAACAGTTATGGAGCGTTTGCCGATTCCCACCGGATACCGTGTTTTGGTTATGCCCTACAAAGGAAAAGCAAAAACAGAGGGTGGTATTATTTTAACAGATGAAACAAGGGACCGAAATGCACTTGCAACAGTTGTCTGTTATGTTTTAAAACTTGGCCCTGATTGTTATTCCGATTCGGATAAATATTCGCAGCCCTATTGCAAAGAAAAAGATTGGGTGGTAATTGGTAGATATGCGGGAAGTCGGTTTCGGATTGAGGGGGCAGAATTAAGGCTTTTAAATGACGATGAAATTTTGGCTACGATTCTTGACCCCGATGACATTGCTCATGTTTAGAAAGTGAGGGAAAATGAGTAGTATCGATACAGACCAAAGCGCCCAGCCACAAGATGATGGAGGGGAAGTAGATGTTGTCCTTGATGATGGTGAAGTTTTACAGTCTTCGGAGGACTCTTCTAGAGATTCTGGCGACGATAGAAGTGTGGCTGTGGGTGATGAATCGAAAGACGGTTCAGAACTTGAAGATTATGGCGACAAGGTTCAAAAACGCATTGATAAACTTACGAACCGATATCGTGAAGCTGAAAGACGTGAAAATGCGGCATTAGATTATGCGCGTGGGCTTCAGGTAGAAAACAAGGATCTTTCTAGTCGCATAAATAACCTTTACAAAGGTTATCGTAATGAATTTACCACACGTATTGATAGCCAGCTTACAGAAGCCAAGGCTAGATATAAAGAGGCCTATGATTCCGGAGACGTTGATGCTTTAGTAGAAGCACAAGAATCTTTATCGACACTTGCTGCTCAAAAAGAAAGAGTTTCCTGGGCAGCTCAGTTGCAAAAAGCACAACAGGCACAAAAAGCGCAGACTCAGGAATCTGAAACCGCGCCTGCTCAAACAGCAACGCCGCCTGTTGTTGCGCAAACAGATCCACGAGCTCAAGATTGGTTTGATGATAATTCTTGGTTTGGTGAAGATGAAGCAATGACTTATGCTGCTTTAGGATTTCACCGCACCTTAACTGAAAAAGAAGGTTACCAGGGAACTGAAGAAGCCTATTATACTGAGGTTGATCGCCGTATGAAGGATGCGTTTCCCCATAAGTTTAATGGGGCTGCTCAGCCCAGTGAAAACCGCCCCGCTCAGTCGGTTGCTCCTGCCAAAAGGAAGCAAAAATCTGGGCGCTCAACCAGTGTACGTCTTTCTAGCAGTGAACGAGATATTGCTAAACGGCTTGGAATAAGCGAAAAACAGTATGCAGCACAAAAACTTAAACTCGACGAACAAAGGGTTTAGGAGGTATATCGATGGTTGACAAAACCCCCAGAAGTCAAGAAACTCGTATCAAGAAGGAAAAACCTAAATTCTACAAACCGCCTTCTGCATTGGATGCACCCCCACCGCCCGAAGGGTTTAGACATCGGTGGATTCGTGCTGAATTTACAGGTTCTGATGATCGGAAAAACATTTCTGGTCGGCTAAACAATGGTTATGATTTAGTTCGAGCAGATGAATATCCAGGTTGGAATACTACCGTTATTGAGGAAGGCAAATATGCCGGAGTCATTGGGGTAGGTGGTTTGTTGCTTGCACGGGTTCCAGAAGAACTCGCTATTAGTCGTGAAACTTACTTTGAGGATGAAACTCGAGGTCAAATGGAAGCGGTTGATAATGATCTGATGAGGGAACAACATCCATCGATGCCGATAAGTAAGGAACGGCAATCGAACACCACCTTTGGTAGTCGTAATAGTGAGTAGATTATGATTTACCAAATTTTTGAAACTTCTGATTGAGGAGAAATGCAACAATGGCAAACATTGATGCAGCTTTTGGGCTAAGGCCCGTTCGTCAGTTGGGAAGTATGCCGTTTAATAACGCAACCAATGAATATAGGATTGCTACTGGTGCCACAGGACCTATCTATCAAGGTTCTTTAGTTATTATGGCCACTAGTGGTTCTGTTATCATTGGTACTGCTACTGCTGTTGACACAGTGGGCGTCTTTAACGGTTGTTTCTATACTGATCCAACTACAAAGAAACCAACATGGAAGAACTATTATCCGGGCAGCATTGCTACTACGGATATTGTGGCTTTCATATATGATGATCCAGATATGACTTTTGAAGTTCAGTGTGCTGGTACACTTGCGATTACAGATATTGGCGGCAATGCTGATACGGCAGGTGTGACTGGTAGCACTATCAATGGTCAATCAACCACTGAGCTTGCAGCCAGTGCTGGATCCGGTACGGCGCAGATGCGTATTGTGGGCTTGAGTAAAGATCCAGACAATAGCGATGTCGATTCGGCAAATGCTAATTGGTATGTGTTCTTTAACGAGCATGCCTACAA